GCAGAAATTTGTACACTTCTTCAGCACTCATATCTGGCGTAACGCTGCAAGCACCTGCTTCCCATTTCCCTATCATAGTAGGAGTAATGTTGCCTCCAACTGATGCTGAAACCAGTCTCGACAAATTATCCTTACTGACAGGTACTTCGTTGTACGCGTCTCGCAAAATGTCCTTCAAACCAGCAAAAGTAATCTTGTCCTGACCTGAAATAAGTTTCACGTCGTAACCAGTCAACTCTACGCTGGAAGCCACATCTTGAAGCTTCGCTAACCAACTATCCGCGAGCTTTTCATAATACATAGCTGCGGCGGGAAATCTAGCAGTGCTTATAGCTCTCATATAAAACGCAGAAACAATGCTAGTCAGTTTATCTACTGGCTCTCCCTTCGCGACGGAAGCACCACTCACAATGAGTGTTCGAACCACATCCGGAATATAAACACCCTTAACGGTACGTCCATTTACGCATAAGAAATGGATGCCACAAAACTCTATCCGCTTCGGATCCTTCCTGGTTCCATCAACGTACACGAGTTTCACATCCAGACCTAACCGCGCATAATCGGCGATAACTTCAGCTTGCCATGCCTTCGCACGTGCGTCGAGCTGACCAGCAAAGTCATCGCCCTCGGCCCAAAATCGAAAATAAAGATCTGCGCCGTCGCGTCCGATAAAGATGAAATCGAATTTCCGAACATCATCTACTTCCCACAACCTCCAAGGGTTCAGAGTGTGGGTACAGAGCGTGCTCCCTATCTCTTCCAAGAAATTCCCAGAAGAAGTCCTGCGGTTTCCGGACGTGCGATACAACCAATTGATAACCAATTTGTAGGTAGTGTCGTCTTTAAGCCCATCCAATGTACGTTTGCCACGCAACTTGATGACAGACTTGCCAGAATCTTCTTGCTTGCGAACCTGTTTTAATCCCATATCTTCTTCGAAAAGACAGCGTGGGATATAACTAACAATCGCATCAATAATTTCTAGCTCTTTCAACAAAATACCTACTCGTTTGGCTTTCGAATGGTCGATCACATTCCTGACAGTTTCGTTACTGTCAAACCGTGTTTGATCGACTTCTATTCCGACAACCTCTCGCGGCTTTCCTCCGGCGCTCGGTGGATTGCTCATAGTTTTGCTGATTTCCTCGCAAAATTGGTTCCTGGTCTTATGTTTAATCGACACAGGTCCGCAAACGCGCTCACTGAACAATATGTGTTCAAAAATCGCAATAACTAACAAAGCCACAACCTGGCGCCACGCACCTTCGTTGAAAACGAGCCTCGGGGGTTTCCCCGGTTTGGCGGTCACCTCTAACTTCGTGATCACGTCAATGGCTTCCTTGATCTCACACTTTTCCGCCAGCTCCGTGAGATACCTCCTCACTTCATCTGGACCGCGCTTGCCACCTAAATACTCCGCAATTCCCAACTCATTGATCGATCTGACCACAGTGCCTTGATGAATGTGCTTGTTCTTAAAGACCTGCACAAAATGCTGCAATCTGTGATACGCCTCTGAATCAAGGTCAGGCAACTTCGAAGGAATTAACCTCAATGGCAAGGCTGCAATAGCCGTGGAAAGATCATCGTTGTCATAAATGACAGCGTTTCCAACTAATGGCGCAACTTGCATAACCTTCCCGTCATGCAAAATTCTGGTCTCAGAAGCGCCCCAAGTGGGGCTCCATGTTATCTTCTCCAACTGGCTGAACTCGAGATTAATGCGGACAGGCACCCGCGGTGCTTGCACGTGCAACTCATGTCCAGCAGGCTGCGTTGAATTGATT